AATATCTCAACCTATATGTTTGAGGATGGCGATGCAGTAACAGTATCGGCAACAAATACTACTACGCCAAACCAAATCATTGGCGATATGAAAAGCGATAACGCCACGCTATATGAAAACGTAACACCTCCAGCCGATTGGGTTGGGGGTCGCTACACATTTGATGGTACAACGTGGACTGAGGTTGTAGGTTGGACTAAGCCTATCGATCCAAGTGAAGCCGCAGAGGTTCGCACAAAACGCAACATCCTCTTAGCGGAAACTGATTGGTGGGCCTTGTCTGACCACACAATGACACAGGCTGAGATTGATTACCGTCAAGCCTTGCGTGATGTAACAGCGCAAGAAGGGTTTCCAACAGAGATTACTTGGCCCACTAAACCTCAGTAAGGCGAACTAAATGTTATCTTTTGCAGCACTATCAGAAACAGCGATAGCAGAATCAACTACGACACTAGATGCTTCTGCATTTATGGCAGGTGCTGCAGTTATCACAACTGCAGGTACGATAGATACTATTCATCTAACGGCTAACCCTGTAATACCTGCTGCTACAGGTGCTACGACTGCAGGATCACTACAGGTAAACATAACTGAAAACCTAGATAGTGTTTCTGCAGCCACAGCTTCAGGTGCTTTAACGTTAGATGCTCAGGCTTCTACAACGCTAACTGCAGTAACCTCTACTACTGTTACAACAGCGTTTGATGATGTAGATGCACAAGCAAGTGTTACACCATCTGCTGCTACATTAACAAGCACAGCAGGTACGATAGACACTATTAACCTTACTGCTAATATCAGCATTACAGGTGTTGAATTAGGTCTTACACCAAGCGCACCTAGCCCTTCAGTAGATGAAGACTTAGTAAGTGTATCAGCAACTACAACGGCAGGTGCATTGTCTGCTACAGGTTTAGCTAATACTACTCTAGCTGATGCAGCAGCTACATCTACTGCTGGTGTAGCAGGGTTTGACGCTAAGGCTAATATCACTCTTGATGCAGCTACAGCGGATGCTGACCTTACAGTTAATGACTTAGAAGATGAAGACGCTCAAGCATCAACTACACTAAGCGGTGTATCTGCAGCATCTACAGCTAACTGGGATACTGTCAATGGTGTATATGCTGTACAAATAACTTTCTTAAATACAGACTTTGCTAGAGAAAGAACAGTCAATGTTGTGAAGTACGGAAACTACACAGCTTATATTACTAAATAGGATTTATTCATGGCGTATAAATGGCCTAACCTTGACCCAAATGAAATACAAGACTATAGTGTAGATTGGTCTCGTTTCCTTAATACAGGGGATACGATTGCTAGTGTTCAATGGTTTGTAAACGATGAAGAACTTGGAAGTTATGAATCATATAGTGGTGACGCTGGAGCATTGACTATTGTTCAACCTACTAATACAACTACTGTTGCTACTGTACGTATAACGGGAGGTCTTGTTGGGGCTAGGTACACAATACAGTGTAGAGTAACTACAGCCAATGGCCTTAGATACAACAGAAGTATATATTTGAGTATTGCGGAGAAATAATAAATGGCGTATAATTTTTTAGGATTAGTAAATGACATTAACCGCCGTTTAAACGAAGTTCCTTTAACCAGTGCAAACTTTGCTAGTACTACTGGTTACTATAGTTTTGCTAAAGAGGCAGTTAATTCATCTATTAGACACATTAACCAAGAAGAGTTTGAATGGCCTTGGAACCATGTAGAAGAAGACTTAACTCTTACCGCTTCTGTTTCTCGTTATCCATATCCTTTAGATGCTAAAACAATTAACTTTAATACATTTAGAATTAAAAGAAACAATACTTTTGGTAATGATACAGTAAAATTAAAAGTACTTACATACGAAGAATATTTAGAAAAGTATGTAGACAATGAATACAACGCAGCTTCTAGCATAGAAGGTATTCCAGAATATATTGTTCGTGCTCCTAGTAGAGAATACATATTAGTACCAAAACCAAATAAGGCATACGAATTAGTATACGAATATTATAGACTAGAGTTTGATCTTGTTTTAGAGGCAGATGTACCCTCGTTACCTGAATCATACAGACACGTAATTATTGATGGTGCTATGTATTATGTACAGCAATTTCGTGGCGATACCCAACAAGCGCAGTTATCTATGACTAAGTTTAGAGATGGTATTAAATACCTTCGTAGTTTGCACATGAACCGTACTGACTATGTACGAGATTTAAGAGTTAGATTTTAATGGCTAGTACTTGGCAAACATTTCCAGTTGAGATGCGTGGTGGACTTATATCAAATATGAGTCTTCTACAACAAGGGTCTGGTGCAGTAGGTTCTGCTACCATACTCCAAAACTTTGAAGTTGACAAAGGTGGTGGATACTCTAAAATACGTGGGTATGAAAAATTTACTGACGATGTAGTTCCAGGAACTGGTAATGTACTAGGTTTAAAAGTAGTATCCTCTGGTAGATATATATGTGCTCGTAAAGTAGACAGTGCTGCAGTAGCTGCGTACCCTTCTGATTTAGTAGCTGGAGATATAAATAAAACAGCGTACTATTATAGTACAGGAAGTTCTTGGAATTTTACTGCTGTTGGCCCTGCTTCTAACACAAGTAGAGTTCGCCATGCTATGTTTAATTTTACAGGTGAAGATAAAGTTATTTTTGTTGACGGTACTAACTACCCAAGTATTTACAATACCGTAGGAAATACTCATACTTTTTTAAATGCATCTAGTCCTAATATTAATAGTGATGTAGAGGGTGCAGAGTTTGTAGTTATATTTAAAAATACAGCATTTTACTCAAAGGGTAATACTCTTTTATTTACTGCTCCTTTTACCGTAGACGATTTTAGTGCAGCTAATGGTGCGGGGTCTATTGGACTTGCTCACGATATTACAGGTCTTATAGTATTTCGTGATCAGCTTATTGTATTTACAACAGATACTATTAGTCGTTTAACAGGTAATACGTCTTCAGATTTTAGACTAGCACCTATTACTGAAAAGATTGGTTGTATTAATGGTAATACTATTCAAGAAGTTGGTGGAGATATTATGTATCTATCTCCTGACGGTATTAGACAACTTAGTGCAACAGACCGTATTGGTGACTTTGCGTTAGATGTAGCATCAGATAAAATTAAAACAGATGCGGATGACTTTTTGTCCTCGTCAACAGACTATTCTTCTGTTATACTACGTGAAAAATCACAGTATAGACTTTTTTCATTTAAACAAAGTCAACGTGCAGCATCTGCAAAAGGTCTAATTGCAACTAAAGTATTAACACAAGGTTCTGCAGCTATTGAGTGGTCTACACTTGTAGGAATAAAAGCGTATGTAGCAGACAGTACTTATAGTGGAACATCAGAAGAAATTGGTTTTGGTAATGATGATGGATATGCGTATACAATGGATACTACTTCATCATTTGATGGAGAGGAAATTGAAGCAATATTTGAATCTCCCTATATGCCAATTAATGATCCTCAAGTAAGAAAAACTTTTTATAAAGCAGTACTATACATAAATCCTACAGGCGATATGGATATAGACTTTAATATTAAGTTTGATTTTGAGTCAAACTCTCGTAGCAATGTTATCCAACCAGACACAATTAATATTACTACTGTATCTGGTGGCGTTGCGTTTTTTGGTGGCGGTGGTTTGTTCGGTGCTACTAGCCCACCATCAGCATCCTTTGGTGCTACTATAGAAAAAGTATACCCAACTAATCTAATAGGCTCTGGTAAAACAATGGCAATGCGTATAGCGGATAAATCTACTAATCCTACATTTACTTTAGACACTGCAGTGTTTGAGTACGAAATGAACGACAGAACATAAGGAAGTAAAACATGGCAGGTTACACACGTCAGGATACAACAGGGCAATTAGCCAACGGTAACCCTATTGACGCTGATCTTTTCAATGATGAATATGATGCTATTGAAAATGCGTTTAATGCATCTACTGGACATACCCATGATGGTAGTGTAGGGGGCGGTGCTCCTATTGAAAGTATTGGCCCAAGTCAAGAACTGGAAGTAGAAAGTTCTGCAGTATTTCCTAAAGTAAACAACCTTATTGATAGTGGTAAGAGTACACTACAATGGCGTAATGGTTACTTTGGTACAGACATTCTTGTTGGGCAGGATGTATCTGTAACTAGAAATGTATCTATTGGTGGTGATCTTACTGTAACTGGTGACGCTACTATTTCAGGTAACCTAACGTTTGGTGATGCAGCTACAGATACTGTAGACTTCCAAGCGGATATTGATAGTGACCTAAAACCAGAAGCAGCAGGTTATAACCTTGGTACATCTACACAAGAGTGGAATAACTTGTGGCTAGATGGTACAGCTAATGTAGATACGCTTACTGTAGATGAAAATGCTACTATTGCAGGTACACTAGGTGTTACTGGTGCAACAGGTATTGATGGTGACTTTGATATTAATACTAATAAGTTTAACATTACTGCAGCATCTGGTAATACAGCTATTGCAGGTACTCTTGATGTTACAGGTGCAGCTACACTATCTAATACCCTAGACGTTACTGGTGCGGCTACACTATCTAATACCCTAAATGTTACAGGTGCAGCAACCCTGTCAAGCACCTTATCTGTTACAGGAGATGTTACTGTAGGCGGTACAGTAGACGGTGTTGATATTGCTGCACGTGATGCTGTTTTAACATCTACTACAACAACTGCTAATGGTGCTCTCTCTAAAGCAGGTGGCACTATGACAGGTGATATAACCTTCAATAGCACACAGCTTTTTGATGGTCGTGATGTATCTGTAGATGGCGCAAAATTAGATAACATTGAAGCTAATGCTGATGTAACAGATACTGCTAATGTTACTGCTGCTGGTGCCGTTATGGATAGCGAGTTAACTAATGAGATAGCAGTAAAAGCTATTGATCAAGGGTTAGCAACTACTGATAGTGTTACTTTTAGTACTGTTGAATTTAGCACAGGTTTGACTGATGGCACTACAACTATCACAGGGTTCGTTGATGAAGATGATATGACATCCAATAGCGCATCTCTTATACCCACACAACAGTCCGTAAAAGCCTACGTAGACAGTGCAACAGCGGGTCTTGGCGATAGTGGTGGTAGCCCGTCTACAGACTTCTCCGCTGCTACATTAGATGCGGTAACGATTGATTTTAATGGTGGGGATGGATCAGGGTGGATAATGCAGCAAAATGGAATAACTAATGATCTAGAGTTTAT